CCAACGGCTACGAACATCTGTCCAGACACGCCCTGCCACGTCACGTTGAAGTTGGTAGCACCTCCGCTGAGTGTAACGAAAGAAGTACCTCGCCCGATGGGGGCGCGAAGCCTTGCCCACGTGACGACGTCGTCGGCCATTAGATCCGAGAGAAGAAGTACCGGGCCGTAAGGCTTCCCAGCTTGATGCGGTCAGACCAGAGCGAGCCGGTGACGAACTGAGCGACGGAGCCGTCCGGGTTTATGTTGGCCACCTTGACGTATCCGAAGGCGTCCGTGTCGGCTGGCATGGTAGCCGCAATCTCCCACTTGAAGTCCGTGTTGTTGGCCGGGAATACCCCAGAGACGAACGGCAGCTTGATGTAGACAAAGTAAGCGCCCGTCGTGACGGTGATTGGCGTGGAGACGCCGTTCGGGACGAGGTTGTTGACCGTGCCGGAGATGATCGAGTAGGTCGAGTTCCCGCCAGCGGTGGAGTCCAGCTGGACTTGGAAGGGGTGGAACATGGAAGCCTCTGGAATGCATCCGGATACCTTGCCGTAATCAAGCAGGCGCTTGGTGAAGTTGCGGGGCACGGTGTCGTCGATGATAGGCGTAGCCCATCCAGGGATGAACGCCAAAGCGTTTGCCGCGTAGGCGTCCTCATAGTTCACGACGTTAGCCCATTTTACCGGGCTCGTGGCGGCGTTGACGTAGTAGGGGTCTTGCGCCTCGGTGACGCCATCCTTGTTCATCAGTTCGGTGGCATTAAGTTCGCAGGGGATGACGATGTCCTGAGCGCCTACGGCCATCGGGAAGACACTGTACCAGTTGGTAAAGGACGTCATGCCTGAGCTAGCCCCAAGCAGCGCCACGTTGGTATTCTTCAGCGCGTTGGTGAACTCGACCTGAAACACCCCAGGGCCAGCCTGCTGGACAAAGACGTTGCCGCTCAGGGCAGAGATGGCGTTGAGGGCCTGCTGCAAATCAAAGGCAGACTGGGTCGAAGGATTGAATGACGAGCTTGTACCGCCGCCGTAACTGAAGGTCACGCTGCCGGACTTGTAGACGCCCACGAAGATGATCTGCTGGACTTCGTTGGAAGTAGAGCTTCCCGGCCTGACCTGAACCACGGAGACCTCGCAGGGAGGAGCCGCGATGGAGTCGATGGCCGCGATGACCCGGACGTGATGGCCGAAGAAGCGGGGGTTGAAATAGGTCGTGTGGCAGTTGCCCCAGTCGGTAGGCGCTCCCGTTGCGGCCGCATTGTACCCCGACATCTTCTGCACGTTCATCTGGTTCTGGTACAGCGAAGGACCAGCATCGACGAAAATCTTATTGAACTGGTCCGAGCCTTCCTTGACGACGGACAACCAGGGGAGGTTGCTGTCAAGCAGGCCGCCCGTGAACTCGCCGTTGCCAGCGTCCCACTTCGTTAGGGTGACGTACCAGCGGCCTGTGCCAGTGAGCGCATAGCCGCCACCGTTGAGCATCCACGGAGAGTTAGGGTCCGTTCCGCTTACAGGCGTTACGCCAGCCGACAGGACTGAAGCGAACTTGATGTATGCCTGGCGATGGTCGATGAACGGAGAACGCTTGATGAGCGGCATCACCGAGTGGGTATATGTCACCGCTCCCCACGCGATCTGAAGGACGCTGGCCGCACCGATGGAGGTTACTTGGCACTCAAACTGAAGCGGCCTAGGCTTGGGCGTGAACGGGTCAACGAACGTAGGTAGTGTCGGGTCGGGTGAGGGGGGCGGGAGGGGAGGGTCCGGAGGAAACGGGATGTCCGGCAGCTTCGGGATACTGAACCCGATGATCATGTCTCCACCACTAGGCGGCGTCCACGGCTTGTCGATGTCTAGGGAGAACCCGCTGGACGAAGCCTTGAAATTGTATCCGTTCCCGGGTTGGATGCTCATCGTTACATCAGGCGATTGTCACGGTATACAGCGTCGTTCCATCCCTGCACGCTATATCTGACCTCATAGTTCACCTTGAACAGCAGGCCGTAGTCCTGGACGTTTACCTGCGAAAGCAGCAGCTGGTTGAACGCTCCGCTGGCCGCGTCAGAAATCCAAGAGGTTCCGGCGTAGTCAGGGATGATGCGCGGAAGGACGCTGGACCAGTCGTTGTCGCGAGAAGTCGAGCCAAGGTAATCCAGCATATTCTGAACCTCCGAAGCCTCGGTTGTGTAGAACTGACCGGAGAAGGAAGACTGAGGGGCAAGGTAGTTCGTCTTTCCGTAGAAGTGCTTAAAGGAAGGGTCAACGAAACCGATAAAGCGGCCACCTCCTTCGTCCTCGAAACATGCTCCGTTTGCTCCGACATAGGACTGCTTCTTGTTGACGAGCGCCGTGATCGGAGAGCCGTCTCCGTTGATGCCGGTGATGACCTCGATGTAATCATCGACGTCCTTGATTTCAACCAGAGGCCCAAGGGTGGATTGCGTATAACCCGTGCCGGCGATTACGGCCACGTATCCGTCTCCACCAGGGGTGAAGAAGTTGGGGTTGGTCGTGATGTTCTCGGACGTTAGGCCGTTAGACGCGGAGACCTCGGGGTTCGTGAACGTGCCTCCGTTTACGGTAGGGTCGATGCCGATGTAGTCCACCGTGATGATGGCCACGCCTAGGGCGTCATAGGACACCGAGAACTTATGCGCCGCCAAGTTGGCGTTGATGGGACAGGTCGAGCCTCGGTTGCCGACCGACAGATCGTTGTCCTTGTTTGCCTTCCAGACGCAGGTGGCCGTGAGCAGGCCGTAGCCATCGTTACTCAGTTTTGCTCCAGCCTGAAGGACCGGGGCGGTTAGGGGGTTGCCGTAGTCTTGTCGTGCCATAAAGTTTACTTGCCCCGGAGAAGTGCGGCGCGGGAAGGCGCGGCGGTTGAGGCTGCGCCGGCAGGTGCGTCTAGCCAGCTAGAGGTGCGGCCACCGCCAGAGGTGACGAGCTGGGAGAGGAGGTCGTTGGTCTTCTTGGCCTCGTCGAGCTGCGCGGCCATGGCCTCGATGACCGGGTTGGCGCCGACACCGACGACATTGGAGAAGCCGTCAGGGCCCTTGAAGGTGGTCGGCATCTTATCGACTGCTTTCTGGGCGGCAATCTGGGACTCAGCGGCCTCCTTCTGTTTGACGGCGGCCTCTTCGGCCTTCTTCTTGGCAATCATCTCCGGGTCTACGGCGACGCGGGCAGCCGAACGGCTTTCGAGCACCTTCTGAAACTCTTCATCCTTTGAAAAGTCACTGATCCCGGCGTTCATCAAGAAAGACTTACCAGCCCTACGAGCAAAGTCGAAGACTCCGGTAGACTCTTTCATAAATTGGACAGTGGCTTTATTGGCTTCATCTCCAAATCCCAAAAACCCACCCTCCTTACCCTGCTCTTCGGCAAGGGCTTGCGCGGCAATCTTGGCGTTCTGGCGATCTAGGGCATCCTGCCTTTTGCGGGCTAGTTCCTGAGCTGAGCCCACCGTGCCCTCGCGCATATACTTGTTTCCACCGCCCTCGGCCACGGCCTTGGCGTCCTGCACGGCTTGGCGGTTCTTCTCGATGGCCGCCGAGATAGAGTTCATGGCCGCGTTGAGCAGGACCATAGGAGCCGCAAAGGAAAGGAACAGGTCCTTGCCGAAATTCTTGAAACGCTGCTCGACGCCTTCGATGTTCTTCTCGAGGGCGCTTACGGACTTCTTGACCTTCTCCGTGACCTGATCGGCGTTTGTGTCGCCGTTGATGCTGAACTTGATGATGTTGCTCATGCTTCGGTCTTTTCGAGTGTTTCGATTAGTTCTTCATCCTCGGAGGTGAGGACCTTGAGTTCGGCTCCCTTGCTGATCGCAAAGGTAGAGTTAAGCCAGATGGCTTGGCACTCCGGCATCGTCCACGCGCGCTCCTCTGAGATGTTGTTGGAGATGAGCGAGGCCACGACAGTGAGCACCCAAGGGGTACCGCTGGTCTCGGAGTGCTTGGCCCTCTTCTCCCAGAACTTAGGCCATGCCTCCACGAGGACGAACTTGGAAAAGCGGTCAATCTGCTCGACGAAGTAATCCTCGTTTGCGGTCATCTTGCCGAGGTACCAGGAGTCCTTCCACGTAAGTTTATCGAGGCGTTCGCCTGAGCAAATCTTCACGGCCACCAGCAGATCAAGAGGACGGATGGGAACGCCCGAACGGAGCAGGGGGCTTTCGGCTGCTTCCAGCTGCACGCGGTGAAGCAAGCAGAACGGGGAAACAAAACGGCCCAGGAGTTTGGTAAGCCCTGGGTCCGTGAAAGCGGATGTGAACCGCTTATCCATGCGGTTAGGCGATGGACTCGTAGCCGACCGCAGTGACCGTCACGGCAGAGTAGCCACGATTCGAGCCCTTGTCTGAGACCTTCGTAACCCAGCCGGAGAAGGTGGCCGAAGCGGCGCCGCCAGAGTAAGAAGAGGCGGTGTTGACCGTCAGGGTGAACGTAGCACCAAGGACAGGGATAGCGGAAGTCTTGGCGATGAGCTCGACGCTGATCTGCGTCTTACGGTCGTCGCCGCGCCAAGCAACGGTCAGACCTTCTTCATCGACGATGGTGGCCTCGTTGGAGAACTCACCGTCGTTGGTGTAGGATTGGACAACGGCGTTGGCCACTACCGCACCGGGCAGGCCATAGATTGCGGTTACCCCTTTGACGATAGCAGCCATATACTATTGCGGATAAGGTAAGGTTAGCCCTCGGGGTTCACGACCACCAGAATATCGTAGACTAAGACCGATGCCCAGGAGCGCTCGTTGACCCCTTCGTCCTCGGACAGGGGGGTGATGTCGTAGCAGTGGGCGTCGCCCTGTAGGGTGAACACGGCCTGCAGCGCTTCGAGGTCCTGCATAGCGCCGGCAATCGCGGCCATCCTGGCGCGGTGTTCGGCTAGGGTCACGTCGTCGGCAGAGTCCAGCAGGGTGACGCGGACCGAGCAGGAGTAGTTCCCGAGGCCGTCCGGGAAGTCGTTAGGCAGGCGGGCGGAGTCGCAGAGCACGATGGCCTTGGGAAGCACGTTCGTGTCGGCGCTGTCGCCCTTGTAGATGTTCACCCCGGCCAGTTCATACTGATCGGCGAGGTGGGTGGCCACTGCGGCTTCCACGATATGACGGGCGGATTTGGTTCCCATAGAGTTATTTTCGGCGGTTAGCCTTTTTGATGGTTGGGTAGAAGTATTCCTGAACGGCAGTTCGCATCTGTTTGACGCGGTTTCCGTAAACGATGTTCTCCGTGCCGGCTTCGCCCGCAACGTTATTGATGTTACCAATCAGGTTCATCACAGTCATCGAGACAAAGCCCGGGCTACGGGATGCGCTGAACACGCCCTGGGCTGACCTCTTGTTGGCATCGACCCAAGGGGCGTTGTATGCGCCGAAGTTACGCTCGACGCCCTTCTTGGTCACGGGCTTGGGGACCTGTGAGAGTACCGCCGCCCAGCCGGCCTTGACCCGGCCAACCTTGTATTGGCGCTCGGCGATGTAGGCTTCCAGTTGCTGGGTGGTTTCGACCATGTACTGCGGACCGCCTAGGCGGGCTCCCTTGGGCCAGCGTCCATTCACGGCTCCCTTGTATTGGTCATGGATGCCTCGCAGGTTGTCGGTGAATCCGGCATTGGCTCGGACTTGTCCGAAGATGTTGGCCTTGGCCAAGTAGTTCTGAGCCTTGGCAAACGCGCGCGTGTAGCTGGAGTCCTCCATGATCTTACGCATCACGGGGGAAAGGTTACGAACCTTGGCCAGCGTGGACTTGTGGTCGTAGATTGACCGGAAGCCTTCCTGGTCATTGCCCCTTACGGAGTTGATGATCTGCCGAAGCAGGACAGGCATCCCCCTCTTTGGGCTGTCAGCGGGGACAAAGATGCGGCGCACGTCATTCCCCAGCTTGTTCATGCCTGCCTTTTGAGCGGCTACGCTCAGGCCACGGCCACCGCCCTTAGGCATTGGCGGAGTGAAGGTCATGGCGTCGCGGCACATCAGCCTGATCTGCTGGCGGGTGACCATCTCCATATCCATCTTCAGTTCTTCAACGAAGTGCCTCAGCGTCGCGTTAAAGTCCGCGAGGCTGGCTGGGTCGATGGGTGTCCGCTTGGCGGCCATTACTGGTTGTCGTCGATGCAGGTGAGCTCGATGACGGCGCTGGCCTGCTTGTAGGACTGGCCCTTGACCCGGAGGACCTGACCGTTGACCGTCAGTTTCTTGCCCGGGGCTAGGGAGGCCATAGGGACGCCCGAGACGATTGTGGCTACCTGACCTCCAACCCGGCCATCAGAAGCCGTCCAAGGGGCCGTAGCGGCGGCGAAACGCACCGTCCACATCTTCTCCTCGGTGAAGCCCCCCGCGTCGAACTTGGGGGTGTTCATGGGCTGGGACAGGCCGACGAGGAACAGGTTGGCCCCGACCGTAGCCGGGACGCCGATGTCAGCCAGGAGGGATTGATAGTCTGCGAGGAAGGTTCCGTATAGGGACATGGGTGGGTGGGTAGGGATTTGGAGATACAAAAAAGCCCCCATCGCTGGGGGCTGTTTCAGGACTCAGCCCGGATTACGGGTTGTAGACGCTGGCGATCGTGCCCGAGGTGATGCCCTTGGCCGCGCCGAACATCAGTTCCATGGAACCGATGAGGTTACGGGTGGAAGCATCGACCCAGACGTTGTACGAGACCGAGATACCGAGACCTTCGATCGGGACGACTTCGCGGAGGAGGAACTGCTGGCCGACAGACTCGAGGTCAGGGGAAGCAGCGGCCATCGCGATGGCTTCAGCCGAGCAGGCGAAACCAGCGAGCTTGGCTTCAGACGGGAAGACGGAAGCGTAGTAGACGCCGCCTTCGAAACCGTAAGCGCCTTCAGAGAGAGGGAGACCAGTGGTCGCCGTCGGGATGAGCTGGCTGTAGATGCCCGGGTTCACGATGAGGGTCTTGCGACCAGCCTTCGAAACGCCGGCCCAGAGAGCCTTCAGCTGAGCAGAGCCAGGGACGACAGCCGAGTCAGCGGCGGTAACGGTAGCGGCGCCGAAGTTGGCGACGGTGATCGGAGCGGTAGCGGCGGCCCAGATGGAGTCGGCGAGCTTGTCCATGTTGATCTTCAGAATCTTCTCCAGCTTGATACCGTTCTGGATATCAGCGTAGGAAAGACCGAAGGGCTGGTAGAGGTGGTTCAGCGTGACGGCAGAGGCGCCGAGGGTGCTGTCGCCGATGCTGTTGAAGCTGGTCGGGTTGGTCAGCGTGGTGCTGCCAGCGGTGGAGAGAGCCACCTGGACGACGTCCTTCGGGCGCTTCACGTCCGAGGAGAAGTCGGAGGCGAAGTTGCGAAGACCGGCGAGGCGGTTCGAGAGGGAGGTGAGGCTGAGCTCGGCGACGGTATCGACGATCAGAGCGCTGTTGATGGTGTTAGGCATGGGTAGCTAGTAGGTTGAAGTTAGGGGAAAAAATTAGGAAAGGGTTCCAGTGAAGGACTCGAACTTGCTCTGAGTCACCTCGGTGCGGAAGCGGTGTTGAAAATCAATCTTGTAGTTGATAGGTCCGCCAGCAGGGGTGTCGTCGATTTGGATCGAGAAGTTCAGGCTCGTCTTGCCTTCGTTAGCGGCGGCGTCGGCAGCAATCTGAGACCAAGAAGCGGTCAGCAGTTCGCCGATGCGGGTCGTAAGAGATGCGGGAAGGGCCATGGAAATTACTTGGAGCCGAAGAGGACGGCCTTGTGCTTTTTGAGGAAGGCGCGGCGCTCAGGACCGGCAGGCATCGAGGCGTACTGCTCGTGGATGGAACCGAGGGCAGCTGCGGCGACAGGGGCGGCGACAGGAGCAACGCCAGAAGAGGCGAGGATGTTCGCGGCTTCGACGGAGGCGGTGGCCTTGGAGGCTTCGAGCTCGACGATCTTGGCGTTGGCCTCGGCGAGAGCGGCTTCCAGTTCCTGAACCTTCTGGTCCTTGGCGGCGGCATCGACCTTAGCCTGGTCGAGTTCGGCAGAGACGTTGACCACGGAGGCTTCGACCGTCTTGCGGAGATCGTCGCGTTCAGCGGTGAGGGAGACGACAGCGGCCTCGGCGGCCTTGAAGCGTTCTTCGATGGTCATATACTATTGCGTAGGGGGTAAGGTTAAGCGGACTGCTCGAAGGCCGCGAGGGCCTCGGCGAAGGACGTAGCCAAGCCGGTGATGAGGTTCTTGGCGGCGGCTTCCCGGCCAGAGAACACTTGGCCTTCCATGTCTTCGCGGCGGGCAAGCGAGCGCTTACGCAGGACGGTATCCTTGAACTCCTCGTGCATGGCCTCGATGGACTTCTGCTCGAGTTCGCGCATCTCGTCGGTGTAACCTTCGCCGGCGATGTTCGGGGCCTTGTATTTGCCAGCACGGAAGACCTCAACCTTGAGGCCCATGTTCTTGAAGGCTTCGTCGTAGGACTCGTCCACGGCGATCACACCGATGGAGCCTACCATGGCGGACGGGCTGGCAAGAACGTAGTCGGCTTGAGAGCCAGTGTAGTATGCGCCGGAGGCCATGAGCTTCTTGGCGTAGGACATGGTCGGCAGCGGGATGCTGGCAATCTTGTCGGCGAGTTCGGGCGTGCCGACGACCGTCCCACCAGGGGAATCAATCTCGAAGGCGATGCGCTGGACGGCAGGGTTGGCGAGGGCTTCGTCAATCTGCTCGCCGATTTCGGTCATGTCCATGGCCCCGGTCATCTTCTCGAACTTGGTCAGGCCAACGCCTAGGAAACCCTGCAGACTGATCACCGCCGTACCGCCCTGCGTGACGTAGGGCTTGGCGACAGGGTTGAAGAACATATCCAGCACGCTGTCCACGACGCCGTACTTCTCGGCGTACTTCATGTGGTTCGCGGCCTTGATAGGGTCGCAGAGCAGGGGCTCGCGCCCGGACAGTCCGTTGATTAAGCACTTCATGGATTAGAGGGTTCGGGGGGAGGAGGGAGGTCGAGGTTGTCGGCCACAGCGTCAGGCGTCTGGCTATTAGCCTGACCCTGCTGCAGCCAGTTGAAGGCCGACTGGTAAAGCATCCAAAGCGGGAGGTTCCGCTCCTTGGACTTCTGCACGAGCTTCTCCATCTCGACGGCGCGCTGCTCGAGCACCTCGTCGTAGGTCATGCCCTTCTTGCCGAGGATGGCCTGAGCCGTGGTCAGACCCATCTGCAGGTCGGCACGGTCTTGTGAGGCTTCGCGGCCAGCGTCCACGGTGATGTCTCGGGGCGTAATCCAAGACTTGCGGTTGAAGTCCGGGTCGTCGGGCAACTTGCCCTTGGCGATGGCGTCGGCGATGACGTAGTCGTACACCCGGTCAAGGTTGTCGATGAGGATAGACTGCCACTTGGCCGCCCATCGGGAGACCTTGCTGGCGACGAGACGGACCGAGGCCCCGCCAATCTTGGACGGGTCAACCTGGTACTCGTAGGGGAGCAGGCGAACGATGTCGCGCTCGATGGCGGTCATCATCCCAATCCACGCCGGGGAGGGGCGGTTGTTTTGCACCTGGCTGAAATCTTCGTTCTGATCTACGACCAGCACCTTGCCGCCCATCTGGCTGGCCATCTTCTCGCAGGAATTGTAATCGCCGGAGAACTTGGACGCCGGGTCGTCTTGGAGTACGCCACCTTGCTTCTTGAGCAGCATAACATGGTCACTTGCCGCGCGGCACGCTGCCTTCTCGAGTTCGTAGATTTCCAACTGGTCCTGCACGCTCAGGAGGCTGGACTGCAGCACTGGATAACCGCGCACCGCAGACGGGCGCTCGAACTCCATGACCTGGAGCATGGACTGGGACGGGACATATCGGTCGCGGGTCTCGCCGTCAGTGTAGACATTCCAGCCCAAGATTTCGCCGTAGGTTCCGAGGTAGGCTCCGTCCACGTTGTTCGGGTCGAACTTGGCGGCAGGTGAACCGATGCGGTGACTCTCGAGGATTTGCAGTTTCGGGACCCCGGTCTTCGGGTCGTTGGTCAGGATGCCGAACGAGTCGCCGTCGATGAGCGCGCCCGACATCCACATGGCTTGAATCTGGCCGAGGTTGTAGCGGTTCGTCAGGTCGCAACGGACAGCCCAGTCGCGGAAGTAGTTCTGATGCGCCACGGCTACCTTGGGGTCGCGGGCGTTGGACTGAACGACGAGGCCGTCGCCGACGGAGACCAGGACGGCTTCATCGACGCACTGCTTGTAGATCGGGCTATTGCGGACGGCCCAGCGGGATTTCGCCACCATGGCGATGCGCGTGCCGGACGTGACCTCCTTGCGCTGGTCGCTGATGGCGCCGACGAACAGCATACGCCGCGAGCCCGACTGGGTCGTGCTGGCGAACTGCGAGTAGGAGGCGGAGGCCCCCTTCTTCGCGGTCTTGGTCTTAGGGGTGGTCTTCTTTCGCATCAGAGGTCAACCCGGGAGTCCCAAGTAATCTGGACGGAGGTATGTGCACCGCCATACTTCTTAGGGTCGATACGGGACAAAGCGTAGTTAATCTCCTGCAGGCGCTGCGCGGGAGGCATCCCGAACTGTTTGTTTACGGACGTGCCAGAGTCAGAGTAGGACGTCACGGCTTTGCCGAGGTCCCCTAGTGCCTCCTGCTTGTATTGCAGCAGCACGTCTTCCTGTACGCCTACGTAGATGCCGAGCATATACTTATTGCGGGGCGGGTAAGGTTTGCGGCTCGTCCCGACCGAGCAGGCCCCAGCGGGCCGCGATCAGCATCCCGAGGAGCTCGCAGTCGAAAGCATGGTTGTCGCGGACTCCCTTCCGCAGTCGCCACATGGCCTTGCCCGCCTCCTTGATGCGGACCTCCGAGTTCAGCTGCTCGATATACCCGGGGTCGGCATCACGGGCGAACGTGAACACCTTGCGCGAGCGCATCCCGTGGAACAGGTCCTTGCCTGACAGATTGGACCAGACCACCAGCGCCGTCGGCGTGCGGATGCCCGGGACGTGGATGGCGGTCGGAGTGTTGTAGAACCGCCGGACGGTGTCGCCCGCCTTGGTCTTCACGTTGAAGTATTCCTGACCCGAGCCCTTCGAGCAGTACCAGCCACGGGTGGCGCACTGCTTGTAGACCGTCTGGGTCGTGGTGTCAGCGCCGCCAGAGTCTACCATGACGAGCTGAGGATGGACGCCGTGCTTGACCGCCAGAGCATCGAGGCCGGACCAATCTCCCAGCCCATCCGTGCTCAGGACCTTGCCGAAGTAGACTAAGCGGCTGTGGCCCGTTCGTGCCCACTGACGCACGACCACCCAGAAGTGGTCCGCCTGACAGTCGATTTGCAGGGTGATGAACTTGACCGAGCCTTCGCTCGCGTCGTCCTTGTCCACGATCTGGCCGCGCGGGCTGATGTAGCAGACCGCTTCCCAAGGGTCGGCCATGGCGTAGTCCGAGGACTCGGTCGAGACGACCATGCTCCCCGTGCCGTCATCACTCCAGGGCAGAGCCAGATACTGGTTCTTAAATAGCATACGCGGTGTCTGGTCGCCGACCAAGTCTGCCACCTGCTTCGCTTTTATCATGTCCACGGCCAGCGAGCCCCAGCTCGTAGACGCGAGAGCGTTTACGTGGAGCCCGACGTAGCCGGCCTTCTCCGCCTTGGTCGTGGCCTCGAACCCGGCTCCGCGCTCGACCTCGTTGCAGATCGTGCGGACCTCGTCGTTGTCCTCCATGCGGTGACGGCACTTCGAGCACTCGTACGTCGTGCCCTGTTGCACGGCCTCAAGGTCCCAGCCGTCCACCATCTTAGCGCCTTCGGGAAATCTGATGTAGTCCCACAGCCAGGGCTGGCGATGGCGGCACGCATCGTTGGGGCACACGAACATCCATTCACGCTGGTCGGTCATCAGGTAGAACTTCCAGAACTCAGCGCCTTGTCCCTCGATGTCCCCGGGCTGGCTCTCGTAGATCGCCTTCGACGCGAACGCCGCCGCCTTCATTCGGCTCATACTCATCGCCAATGCGCCGTTCGGCCACTGCCAGATTTCCGAGCCGAACACGTAGCGCACGTGCAACGACTGCAGGTGCTTCTCCGTCGAGGCCGAGCGGTTGTGAATCAGAGACCCGTCCGCGAACCGAAGCGTGCCCGACTTGTCGTTATCGTCCCCGGACATCTGGCTTCGGATGTCGGACACCTGGTCGAACAGTGGCCGCAGCTCGTTAAGCGTGAACGCCTTTGCCTTGTCCTGAGAGTCAAGGAAGATGGCCATCGACGCGCGGCGGTTTGCCATCAGGTAAGTCGCGCAGAGTTTCAGCGTCAGCGTCTTCCCGCAGCCGATTGCCCAGGGCATGAACAGACGCGACGTCGTCGGAGCGTTGAAGATGCGGACGGCCTCACCGATCCATGGCCAGCGCTTCGGGTTGTAGCCGCCATCGAACACGCCCGCAGGAATCTTCTTAACGTTCTCCTTCAGGTAAGCCACCGGGTCGCTCAAGGCCGACGGCCTGACCACGGCCAAGCCCTCCTCGAAGAGCTCGTCGGCGTTCACGGCTTCGGCTCCTCCAGCACTCCGGCCACCCGGGCAATCTTCTCGCGGGCCTCACGAGCCCACTCCGTCAAGACACCGATGGCTTTCACCGGGTCCTTGGGATTGCAGTTCTCACCGCACTCCGAGCCGAGCGCGTCCAGCCGCTCGACGATCAGGCCAGCCAAACGCAGCATCGCCTCGCGCGCCTCGGTCGCATCGATGTGCTGACGGGCGAACACCGACCTGCGTTCCTGCTCCTCGCGCAAAGCCACCGCCTGCTTCAGGCTCTGGTTGTAGGTCACCTGATAGCGGCCAGCCTCGGCATCGCCGGCACGCAGCATCCGTTCGTACTTCTCGCGGGCGAGCACGACCAGGCGCTCATGCTTCTCGATTGTCTCCTCGAAACTTGCGTCGGGAATTCCCTCCACGTCGAGCGGCGGCCTTTCCTTTTTCGGTCGCCCCGGCTTTCGAGCTGAACCGGCTGGTTCGGAATCCCCCGATTTTGGCTGGTTTTGAAAACTCATGTTAAAAAAAACGGCGGGGTGGCAAGCCACGCGGCATACGGGGGGGGTGGTAAAAGATTCCTTTGACGCCCTTTCCGGGGGTTTTCCTCATGTGCCGCGTACACGGCGCAGACCGCCCTCCATGCGCGTGCGGAAGCAGGCCACTTGCTGTACCACCGAGACGCGAGAACAGCCGAGTAGCTTTGAAATTTGTTTGTGCGTCAGCTTTGAACCGATTCCTAGGCCGATGCGTACCACCTCTGCCTGCCCACGTAGTACCGGGCAGCGCTTGCCTCCGATCGTGTCGAGTACGACCGCGAGCACGGACAGTACCTCATCCCTGGTATAGGTCGCCGGCCTCACAGTTGCGTCTGCTCCTTCGGTCTGTCTGATGCGGAAGCAGGCGCGTGCTTCATCGAGCTCCATGACTGTGTCCCCTGATCTCGGCAGCTCGCGGTAAGGACGGAAGCCGTTCGCCCTAGCCCGGGCCTGAGCCTTGGGAGATAGGGAGTCGAAGT